AGTTCTTAAAGATGAGGGCATCAATATTTGGGCATATAATTTATGCTCAGAGATATGTCTGCCTGCTAATGAAGAAGAATCATTTGTATGTAACCTAGCATCAATGAATCTTCTAACTGCAGACGAGTGGATGGAAACTGATGCTGTCGAAACTATGATTTGGTTTCTTGATGCTGTTATGGAAGAGTATATTGAGAAGACTGATGGTATCAAGTTCATGGATTCGGCCCGTAACTTTGCTATGAAGTGGCGAGCTCTCGGTTTAGGTCAACTTGGCTGGCATTCTTATTTGCAGTCGAAATCTATTCCATTCGAATCATTTGAAGCACATATGACCGCAACAAAGGTTTCTAAATTCATCGATGAGAAATCCTTAGAAGCTTCTAAGGAATTAGCGATTGAATATGGAGAGCCTGTTGGAATGTTAGGTTATGGACAACGTAACCTCACGCGGACTGCTGTGGCTCCTACGACATCATCCAGCTTCATTTTAGGACAAGTTAGCCCATCTATCGAACCACTGGCATCTAACTACTTTACAAAGGATCTGGCCAAAGGTAAGTTTACTTATCGAAACCCATATCTAAAAACTGTATTAGAAACATATGGCAGAGATGACGAAGATACTTGGCTAACAATACTAAAGCGCGGTGGATCTGTACAGCATCTTGATTTCTTAACTGAGCACGAAAAAAGCGTGTTTAAAACATTTAGCGAAATCACACCACTGGTTATTGTCCAACAAGCTGCTGCCAGACAGAAATATATAGACCAAGCGCAATCATTAAATATTATGATACATCCAGACGTATCGGCAAAAGACGTGAATGCTCTTATCATCGAAGGTTGGAAACTTGGAGTCAAGACCTTTTACTATCAACGTTCTGCTAATCCAGCTCAAGAGTTGGTACGGGACATCATGAACTGCGCGAGCTGTGAGGCATAATTAATGAGTAAGTACGAAATTGAATGTAGTTTTTGTGATGAAGATTGTGAAGTCGAAAGTGAGTCTGATATGGCACCAGACTATTGTCCATTTTGTGGTAATACTACTAATGCTATAGAAATGGACTCAGACGAATACTAGTATAGATAGCCTTATGTGGTTATATGAAAACAAAAACTTTGAGCTTGGCCCTGATGATCTTGAGGATTATCAGGGCTTTGTCTATTGCATTACCGAGTTAGATACCGGTAAAAAATACATCGGTAAGAAATTCTTCTGGAAACCGAAAATCTTACCCGTTACTAAGACAAGGAAGAGGCGGGTAAAGACTCGCGTTATGTCTGACTGGTACACATACACGGGCTCCAGCGTGGCCGTACAGAAGCTCATTGAGCAAAAGGGTATAGACAACTACCATAAAGAGATACTAAGATTATGCATAAGTAAAGGTGAATGCTCATACTATGAAGCAAAGCTACAGTTTCAATATGATGTATTACTTAGTGATGATTACTATAACGAGTTCATAGGATGTAAAATACATTCAAAACACGTAAAAGTAAAAGTATAAATAAAAACATAGTGAGGTGAAAAGATGGCTGATAGCTACCCTAAAATGATTTATGAAGTGCTAGACGAAGCACGAAGAAAAAGATCGAAAGCCGAAGTTGTTGCTGTACTACAAGCAAACGAAACTTGGGCACTTAAAGATATACTACGCGGATCTATGGATTCTACCGTAGAGTTTGCGTTACCCCCTGGCGATCCACCATACACGCCAGGAGAGGATCATAGCGCACCAAAAAATTTAATTAAAGAGCATAGGCGTTTTGTATACTTTGTAAAGGGTACGCAATACGATGTTATGCCTGCATATAAAAGAGAGAGAATTTTCTTCGAAATCATCGAAGGAATTCATCCAAAGGATGCCCAGCTTGTCGTTGATATGACGAACAAGCGAGCACCTAAAGGAATTTCACGACCCGCCGTGGAAGAAGCTTTTCCAGGGTTGTTGAAAGATTCGTTATGAGAAAGTGATATTATAAACTTTAGTAAATTAAGGAAATATGAATGTCAAAAATTCAATTAGACCGCTTGATCCAAGATTCCACTGAACTACGTGAATATGCAGAAAAGCTCAAACAACGTGGCAAGGATGTTCTTTACCAAAAGATCTTAGCAAAACAAGTCTATCTTGACAGTCGCATTAATCAATCTTTAACTTAATAAGGGGTTTACATTTCCCTCCAACGTGGTATAATAAGAGTATACTCTGTTGGAGGGGATAATACATGAATATCTTTATACTAGATACTTGCCCAGTAAAAGCGGCACAACTACAATGTGACAAACATGTTGTAAAAATGATTGTAGAGTCAGCACAAATGCTATCTACTGCCCACCGTATGCTTGACGGCTACGTGGAAAAACGCCCATCGAAATCAGGCAAACCTATGTCTAATTACTGGGTCCATCCAAAGCATTCACACGAAGAATTACTATATAAAGCAGTACATCATGGTCACCCGTGTACTGTATGGACTATGCAGACAAATGCTAATTACGAATGGCATTATAAACATTTTGTGGCGCTGTGCGAAGAATACACACATCGTTATGGTAAAATCCACGCCACAGAGACTAAGCTACGTGATATGCTAAGTAAACCACCTAGCGGTATTAAATGGTCTAACCTATATACAGACTTTCCTCTTGCTATGCAACATGAACCACAATGTATGTATGAGGGTGATCCTGTTCGATCTTATAAAGAATACTATCAGACTAAACAAGATCGTTTTAATATGGTATGGTCAAAGCGTTCTATTCCACAATGGTTTAATATTATTGCCGCTTAAATGCAAAAAAAGTGAAAATAAGTGTGTACAAGACTTCTCAAATGTATTATTCTGGTTATAGAAACAAGATAACAAGAGAGAGATCAAAATGAAAAAGCTCGTAAAAATCCAGCGTGAAATCCTTGAAAACGCAGTTGCTTCTGAAGCAAAAAATGGCGTACGTAAGCCGATTCACGTTAGCAACTTTGGTACAGATCTTTCTGGTTTCTCTAAATCATATGCAACATATTGTGCTAAAATGGAGCAGCTTATTGACGCTGGTTTTATTTCTCGTCACATTCACGCATCAGACGGTTATGCATACGTCACAGTAGCTGGTGAAAACTTCATCAATGCTTATGCTTGATACTCAAGCTCAATCTTTGTTTGACAAAAACATTAGTATGATGGTGCCATGGTATCTTATGGCATCATATGCTTATTATGTCGAAGATAATCCAATATTGTCTGATGCGTTTTTTGATAATATGTCTAAAGTTATGCTTGAAGATTGGATGAATATTCACCACTTTCATAAAGATTACCTATCGATAGATACACTCACTGCTGGCACTTTTATTGGAGATTATCCATCTAGAGTGCAAGGTGGATTAGAATCATTAAGGGATAAATATGGTCAAAGGTAAAAAAGAAAAACGCACCGCCGAGGACGCTGGGTTCTTTCAACGAGACTACGACATCCTTGAAAATGTCAACATAGGTGAAACTATGCTTAGACTCGTTTGCCTTTCTAATAAGGCCGAAATAAAACACATCCAAATTTGGTCTAATATGTCTAAGCAATGGAATGTGATGTATAGATACAATGTTGATGAAGCTTGGTCAAAGTGGAAAAAAACTGCTGAGTCTATAGCATCGCGCAGAAAAAAGTGAGGAATTTATAATGCCAGTTTACCGAGTAAAGCGACGTGACGCAAAAGATAGTAAGCCTTGGGAAGTACGATGTTCTTATCAAGAATTACAAGAAATGTGCGAAGAATATAAATTAGAGCAGTGTCTTTCCACGCCAAATTTTGTTACTAGTACAGGAAATATGATTAACAAAACCGATAATGGTTGGAAAGATCATCTTGGTGAAATCAAAAAAGGCTCTGGCAAAGGGAACACAATTAAATTATGAAGGCTCGTAAAATGGCAAAGCCACACCGAACTATGCAGGTTCGAATTGACGATCTATTAGAATATGAACCTCTTACTAACAATCAAGCAAGAGCTTATGAAAGTTGGGATGAAGGTGATAATCTAATACTTACTGGATCTGCCGGAACAGGTAAAACTTTTATGGGAATGTATCTTGGACTTGAATGTGTTCTTGATGCTGAATCATTACAGGATCGGTTAATCGTAATTAGATCTATGGTTCCCACACGTGACATGGGATTCATTCCTGGCACTAAAGAAGAAAAAGAAGATGTTTACACTGCACCATACAAAGCAATTTGTGATGAAATGTTTGGTGGTAAAGAGTCATGGAATAAAGCGATAAATACTAAACGAATAGAATTTCAATCAACATCATTTATTCGTGGCGTGACTATAGATAATGCTGTTATCCTTGTTGATGAAATGCAGAATCTTAACTTCCACGAACTTGATTCCGTAATAACCCGTGTCGGCAAAAACTCAAGAATAATCTTTTCAGGAGATTCGGTTCAAACTGATTTTAAATACAGCGATGACAAATCAGGAATATACAAATTTGTATCGATTGTAGAACAACTTAAGAATTTTGATATTATCAATTTTGGGTGGGAAGATATTGTCCGATCTGATTTTGTTAGAGATTATATTATGACAAAAGAAATGTTAAACCTATAAGGAATCACTATGCTAAACGAAGCAGAACTAGCAAAACTAATCCCAGGTAACAAAGATGTGAAAGCGTGGCATGAAGCCTTGGCTGCCATTATGCCAAAGTATGGTATTACTTCTAAACGAAGGATCGCACATTTCATTTCTCAGTGTGCACACGAATCAAACAACTTCCGTAGTTTATCTGAAAATCTAAACTATAGTGAAAAAGCTTTGAACGCTGTATTCGGCCGGTATTTTGGTACAGGCGGAACTAAACGTAATGCTGCCGAGTATGCACGCAATCCAGAAAAGATTGCAAACTACGTATATCAGGATGAGTTTCGTAAATATAAAATGGGTAACGTAAATCCAGGAGATGGATGGATGTTCCGAGGTCGTGGATTGAAACAACTTACTGGCCGTGAGAACTATACAAGATTTGGTAAGTCTGTCGGCATGGATGCTGAAAAAGCTTCACGGTATGTTGCAACCGAAAAGGGTGCTGTCGAAAGTGCTTGTTGGTTTTGGGATGCAAACAATCTAAATGCTATTGCAGACACTGATGATGTAGTACGTATGACCAAAAAAATCAATGGTGGTAATATTGGTTTGGCTGATCGCCAAGCTCGTTATGTAAAAGCGATGGCTGTCCTTGGTGCTCCTGTTGTACTTGACTCATTAAATGATAATGATGATGCACCTGATGTTGATGATATTGGTGTATTGCGTAAAGGTTCACGTGGTGCTGGTGTAAAAATGATGCAAGAAGCATTAGGCATCGGAGCTGACGGTTCGTTTGGACCAGGAACTGAGCGAGCGCTTAAAAAATGGCAAGCGTCAAAAGGTTTAACTCCTGATGGTATTGCTGGACCGAATACGTTAGAAAAACTTCTAGGTTAAGTGTGTACAAGCTGCATGTGATATGGTATAATAGTAAAATATTATGTTAGGAATCACATGCAGTTTATACATGAAAAGATCTCAAAGGGTTATGATACTCTTAATCGAGAAACTACAGACAATGGCAGACGATACGTTACACCCGATGGAGTGGCCTATCCTTCAGTAACAACAGTTACTGGCATTCTAAGCGCTGCAAGTATTGCTAAATGGAAAGCAAGAGTAGGCGAAGAAGAGGCCAATAAGATCGGCAGTAAAGCCGCCAAGCGTGGAACCGCAGTTCACGATTTGATAGAGCAATATCTTTCAAATAATCCAGACTATGCTAAGGGCATCTCGCCACATATTATGCAAAGTCTAGTAAATCTAAAACCAATTTTAAATGATGGCATAGAAAAAATCTATGAGCTAGAGGTTGCGCTTTTTAGTGATCATCTCAAAATGGCAGGCACATGTGATTGTGTTTGTATATTTGAAGGTGTTCCTACTATCGTAGACTTTAAGACTTCTAAATGGCCTAAGAAAAAATCTATGATTGGTGGATATTTTCAACAAGCCGCAGCATATGCTATCATGTGGGAAGAGCAAACCGGAATGGCTATTCCTAATCTTGCTATTCTTATGGACGTAGATGGTGGCAAACCTATTGTCTTTAAAGAGCATAGAGACAATTGGACACAAAAGTTGCATGAAACTATTGAGCTATATAATAGCCAACAGACAGAGGTATTGTTCGGATGAATATCAATAATATGGATAAGGTAATCCTCACAGATTGTGATGGCGTACTAATGAATTGGGAATTTGCGTTCAATACTTGGATGTCGCATAGAGGTTATACTATTAAACCTGAGAACAAATATGCCTATGATATGGGCGAGCGATATGGTCTAGATACTAAGATGAAAAAGCATGTAGTTAGGGTCTTTAATGAATCAGCTGCAATTGGATTTCTTCCACCTCTTCGTGATGCAATGTATTATGTAGACCTACTTCATAGGCTGCATGGTTTTACATTTCATATGATTACTTCCTTGTCCTTAGACACTCATGCTCAGGATTTACGCATTGCTAATACTAAAAAGCTATTTGGCGAAACAACATTCACTAAATTTATTTTTTGTGATACTGGGGCCGATAAGGATGAAGTGCTAGAACCATATAGAGATAGTGGATTAATTTGGGTTGAAGACAAGGTTGAGAATGCTGAGCTTGGTTCTAAACTAGGTCTTGAATCATATCTTATAGAACATGGACATAATATGCACATGCGGGAAGAAAAACATAATCCAAATAATATCCAGGTTTGCAAAGATTGGAATGCACTCTATGAATGTATCACACCCTATCAGTCTAGCTAATATTCTAAATCTTAGAACTGAATTCGACTCTATTACACGAAACTATAAGATTCCTGAAGAGCATAAGAACAGTGGTATACATAGTCTCATATGGTTTATTAATAACAGTCGATCTTCTAATAGACTTAGACCATCATATGATAGAGCAATGCATATCGCAAAATATATTATTTGCGAATTTGAAGAGGGAGTGAATAATGAAACGTTTGATCTACCAGGTATATGTCGGTAAGAAATCAAAGTTATACGATGCGTGTACGGCTTCTGTAGCAGAATATTGTAAAGCGCATAATATAGACCATGTTATTCAGCGCCAGCCTATTTTGCGCATTAAGCCTGATGTTTTTGCTACAAATCGTAGTAAAGAATCTTATGAAAAGCATGGCGGATATCTGCCTATTTTTGAAAAAGAAAATGCTTTTGCTTATCTAAAAGATTATGACTCTGTAGCAATCATCGACTCGGATATCTGGATTCGTCCAGGATCTCCTAATATTTTTGATGAAGTTCCGATGGAATATGATTTTGGCGGAGTGCTAGAACGTGAGATGCCAGTCTCACAACAATACTTACATAAAATTGCTAACTATTCACGTATGCAATACGGCGCAAATCCGCTTAAAAATCTTTTCAATTGGAAACATGCCGGAGGCGCAAACTTCTACAACATGGGCATGATGGTACTGAATAAAGGTATCCTACAGCATACTCGTAAACAAACGCCAATGCAGTTTCTTATGCGGCCTGAGTTTAAACCTTTTGTAGATGGAGTTGGTAATTGGAAATGGTCGACAGATCAGACACTTCTAAATGTGTGGGTAAAAGAATCGAAGATGATGGTAAAAAACCTGTCGTTTCATTGGAATGGTTTATTTACTGGAATTGAAATGAATAAAGTTCCTGAGTGCAATTTTGTACACTTCTTTTTGAAAGACAAGTTGCCAAACCATGGAGAAAATGTAGAGGAATTAATGAAATATGTTGTTTAATCGAAAAATCTTTGTACACATTCCGAAAAATGCTGGGATGACTATTCGTCATAGTCCATTCCTAAAAGATAAGATTTTAGTCAATGATCAAAATACGCACAAGAGTCGTGAATATACTCAAGAGCTACTAGATACTATGGCAATGACAGGAGACCATCATGGAATTGAGCACGCACGTTGGAGAGATCTTAACCCAAGTTACACTGAACAACACGGAGCTTTCGGCATTATTAGGAACCCTTGGAGTCGTGTGGTATCTCGATATTTTTTCGCCAAAAAAGTAATTCAAGTAGAAAAGAAGGCAGATCCGACCTATGCAGATGTTTCTAGCTTTGAAGCATTTATTGAAGAGCGTCACAAATGGGGGAATCATCCATTTATGTGGCATCGTGCTATTCGTGGTTGGTATCCGGCGTTTGACCACGTCTCAGATGAAAAAGGTAATGTTAAATGCGATATGTTAAGATTCGAACATCTTAATGCCGAATTAATGGCGTATTTTAAAATTCCGCAAATGTCTCGTGCTAGGAATGTAACAGCACTAAATGAGGGCACTTATCAGAAGATATATAATGATAAGACAATTCAAATTGTTGCTGATTGGTACAAGAAAGATATTGACCATTGGGGATTTGATTTTAATAGTGCTGCGACTAAAAACTATTGGAGATTAGATAATGAGTGAACTAGGCGATCTATTTAATAAATATGGATGTGACAAAACGCGTAAGCATCAATATGATCGTGTATATGCACCAGTGATGGATACGATGATGAATAAGCGTATCAACATTCTTGAGGTCGGCGTATTTAACGGCCATAGCACAGAAGCTTTTCTCCAATACTTACCTATGGCTAACATGTATGGAGTAGACATTATTACTCGAACTAA